AAGCTTCCGGGCTACTGGGAAATATTGTCGAAACTACACAACACAAAACCACAAAATGAAAAAAAGTCTAATAAACAGAAAACAAGTGAGTGAGTTTGCAAAATATTGTGCCGATAAACGCGCACACAAATTCACCAGAGTTGGGTCAGATTTTTTAGATCAAATCGACCTTGACGTGCGCGCGGCAATAATAGCGCGCGTAAACCAACAACCCAGCATGGGTAAAACATTGCGCGCCATATGAAAATAGAGATCATAGGCGGCGACAAAAAATGGCAAGACGCTTTGCTAAAGAAATTGGCAAAAGAAATTGACCCTAAAAAAGTATTAAATAAAACAACACAAAAACCAAAAAATAAACAATGATTAATCCATCAAAAATAACAGATTACAATCGCACAATACCAGAATTGGAGGAGTTCCTCCTTTTCTGCGTATGCGCGGCTGGAAAAGACAGCCACGTACAAGCCCATAAACTCAACATATTTCTAAAATCTTGTTCTTGGGTTTCGGAAAGACCATTTGTGCGAATCTCGCAAATGATCCTCACGGACAGTCTGATGGACAATCTAAAACGCGCGAAACTAGGTAAGTATAAACTATT